CGCCCGTATGGGCGGCGCCAGTTCCCCTATCCCAACATTTCTATGATCTCAGTCACTCACCTCACTCTCCGTCAGCTGGGAAATTCTCCGGTCGAGGTACTGGCGAGCCTTGCGCAGGTCCTCCAGGCGCTTCTCCTCGCCACCCTTACGGCCCTGACGCAGTAGGTACTTGCCGCAGTTCCACAGCAGCGGGTCGGAGGGGAAGGCGGCGTCGAGCACGTCCCACGACTCGACGTTTGCCGCGTCGCTCAGTCCGAGAGTGGCGAGCGACTGCCCGAGCCAGGTGTAGTGATCCGGGGACTCGACGGCCTCACTCTCTGATCTCTCCGGTGCTGAGGGTTCCTTGGTCAGGGGGTCCGAGTAGTCCCACACCGCCAGGAAGTTCCTAGAGTAGGGCCTGTCGCTGACGGGCCTGTCCGCGTAGTACCGGGTCCGCAGCTCCTCGGGAACGTACAGGGTCAGGTCGAACAGGCCCTCAGGGTCCTGGGATGGGTCCTCCAGGCCGTTAGGAGCTGTGGCTGAGGACCAGAACAGGGTGCGGGTCAGGGAGAACTCTCGCAGGGCAGAGTCTCGTTCCAGGGCCTCTACGTACTCCTCCGGGAGCGTGAGCTGGACGTTAGGTACCAGCCCGCCCCACACCTCGAGGCAGGCCCCGTTGCCGAGGTAGATCTCTACGCTCGGGTCCCGGTCCGGGAAGTCCTTCGGGTCGAAGGCGAAGTCCCCGTCCTCCAGGAGGATCCTTCCCCTTCCGGCTGCCAGGGCCTGCCGGTACGTGGTCTTGAGTGGCGAGTCGGACCTAACCAGGTAGTCGAACTCGGAGTAGCGGCCCATCAGATGTCCTTTCGGGCGGATGCGGTGTTCTGGATTTTCATAGCGCTCCCCGCACGGTCGCGAAGAGCCTCGCCCAGGGCGAATATCGGGAGCCCTGCGGCCAGAGCGACGGCTGCAGCGGTAAGTGAGACGGTCATTCTGAGGCCCCCGCTCTGGCGGACATCCATGCCGTAACGGCCTCTAGGGCAGAGGCGCCGAACGTGGCCGGGATCGTCGTGCCGGTTGGGTAGACGCTCCAGCAGCGCTGTCCACAGCGCTTCAGCTGGGCGATGGTCTGGCCGTTCTCGTAGACGAGGCACGCGGAGGCCTCGTGCAGGGTGTCCGCGTCGAGCGGCTTGATTCGCGCCTGGGGGTGCCGGAAGACGCGGGTCCAGGTGGTCTTTGTAGGTGAGATCTCGGTGCTCATGATTCCTCGCTAGGTGGTGGGGCTGCGGGCTTGACCTAAGCGTATGCCGTCATACGTCCCAGGGCAAGCCCGCAGCGGTCAGAACAGCGTGTTCTGCGTCTCCCCGTCGTCGAAACGAGGGGGCTTGCGCTTCCACTGGCCGAGCACGCGGTCCACGGTCTGGCGGGTCATTCCGGAAACCTCACTCAGGACCGACTTCGACACGCCTCGCGAGTAGGCGGCCAGGACCTCCTGCTGGAGGGCTGCGCGGGCCAGCTTCGCGTCCCGGCGGGCCTTCCTGTCGAGGCGCGCGGCCTCCTCCAGCGGATCGTCGATCGCGGGGGCAGGCTCCAGGTCCTCGGTCTGCGAGGTCGGGAGGCGCTGCTCCAGGGCGTGGGCGTGCTCCTGAGAATCCTCCAGGGCCTTGGCCTGCTGGACGGTCAGCGAGAGCAGCCTTCGAAGGTCCCCGGCCATCGAGCGCTCTGCGTCGATCCCGAAAGATCCTCGGTAGCCCTTGCCGCTGGCCCAGCCTTCCAGGAGCCTGGGCAGGTCTGCAACGTCGTTGATGGATGTCATAGGTGTCTCCTATAGGTTCAGTCGTCCAGGTAACGGGTAGCCCAGGCCAGGGCCAGGGCAATGACCTGGATCACCTCGGACTCCAGGTCAGATCCGTGCCCGGTCTCGGCGTCGTTGTCGTAGGTCAGGCAGGCTGCGACCTCGCCGATCTCCTCCACGAGGGCGAAAAGGCGGGTCTCGTCGGTGTGGCCGTCACACTCCAGCGTCATTCCGGGGTGCTTCTTAGCGGCTCGGATGTACTCCTCCCGCGCGAGAGTGAGGACGTCGGTCTCCTCGGGCAGGAGGTTCGACGCCGCGCGGGCGATCTTCCACAGCCACTCCCGGACCGTCTCCCTTCTGACGACGGCGGCGTCCGGCAGCAGGGCCGCGTAGTGCAGCATCCATACGACCTCCCTGCTGGGGGACGGATTCTCAGGCGGGATGGTCCATCCGTGGAACTTCTGGAACCCCTCCGCCCATACCTCGACCATGCGGGTACAGGTAGGCGCCCCATCCGGGACGGGGACCGCAGCGCGCTCCAGGACTCGGCCCACCTCGTAAGCCTCGCCATTGCGGTAGGTCAACAAATAGGCGTCCTGGAGAGCCCTCTTCAGCTCCTCCACACGCCTCTGAGATGCCTGGTACAGGGCGTCCGGGCAGTTGTTATGTGGTGACTCCACTGCGTCTCCTTACGTAGTTTGGGTGGACGTATGAAATCATACGTCCACCCCCTAGGGAGATGCAAGCCGTCAGAACCGGGGAATCGTGCCCGCCATTGAGAGACCGCTCACAGCGCGGCGGATCGTCCCCCTCGGCACGAACAGGGACGCCTGGCCAGCGTCCCTTAGACCGAGCAGTCCCATGCTCAAGGCGTCCACCTGGTCGTCGTGCCTGCCCGAGGGGAATGCCCGCATCTCGGAGATGAGCTCGTTCACCCAGCCGTTGCCTGGGTCCGACGGGTGCGGCAGGTAGACGTTGCCGGACTCGATCTCCGGAGTCACGGCGCGGGCCCGGACCTCCTTGGACGAGCGCGGCTTGATCGGCTTGATCCCCGCGACCTTCTTACGCAGGACGTCGATGGCCGCCGTACCGTTGGCCGCGTCCTCTACGAGCCGCTGGTGGACGAACGAGCCGCCGGGGCTCGCCTTGTCGCCCAGGTCGCCGGCGCCGCACCAGCGCAGCATCTTCTCCAGCGTCTGCGTGAACGACCACTGCCCGCGCTGCTGCGCGATCAGGAAGCGGTCAGGGCCCTGCCTGCACCAGCGCTGGCCGACGGCGTAGTCCGACGTCGAGGAGCCCTTGAAGGTCAGGTCCCACGAGTCGAGCCACTGCCCGCGCTCCAGGCGCTCGCGCGGAAGGAGGATCACGGAGTCGTCCCCGTCCTTGACCTTGGACGGGTCGGTCGTCCAGAACCTCAGCCAGCCGAGGTTGAAGATCGAGCCGTCGGCCGGCGTCGGGTGCTGCTGGTACAGCGCCTCCCACATGTACGAGCCGACGGAGCGCTTCAGGGAGTCCCAGCGCTCCAGCGCCTCCTCGCGCGTCTCCTTGACAAGGGGGCTGTAGAGCGGGTCGCCCGGCTCGCGGCCGAGAGGATCGTCCTCCTCGGCGATAGCGGGGAATATGACGTTCTCCCACTTGTCGGCGTCGGGGTTCTTGGCCGGGTTCAGCAGGCGGCCGATGAAGTCGTCCTCGTGCCAGCGCGTCGCGATGGCGATACAGAGGAACGGAGGCTCCAGACGCGTGACGGCGTTCGCCTGCCACCAGTCCCAGATCGCCTCACGCTTAGACTCGCTGTGCGCGTCGGCGAAGTCCTTCACGACGTCGTCCATGAGCATGACCTTGAAGCCTAGACCGGTGATCGACTGGCCGGGGGCCGATCGGGAGACGATTCCCCCGCCTCGGGTCGTCTGCCACTCGCTCACGGCGCCGGCGTCACCGGCGATCCGGATGCCCCACTTCTCGCCGTCCTCCTCGACGAAGCGGCGGACCTGGCGTCCCCACGCCGTGGCGAGCTGCGGCGAGTGGGAGATGAGGCCGATCTTCCAGTCCGGGTGCTGACGCAGTAGCCAGATCGGGAGGTTGATCGAGGTCAGCGTGGACTTGCCCATGCGGGGCGGCATGGAGATCGTCATGTAGCGGTTCTCGCCGTTCTCGACGGCGCGCACGGCCTCGGCCAGACGGTCTGAGAGGTACTGGATGTGAGGTCGGCCGGCGTACGCCTCATCAAGCTGCTGAGCGCTCTCCAGCGGGTCGGCCGCCCGGCGGTAGGCCGGGTCGTGGGGATACGGCGCCCCGGCGTGGGGCTTCCCGTCGCACGAGGGTCGGTCGCACTTCGGCTGGTTCTCCAGCCACGCCTGCCGCTTGATGAGGGCCTCAAGCTCCTCCTCCAGCTGGGCCGGCGTCATCTCCCACGGCTCCAGCGGCTTCTTCACCTTAGGCATAAGCATCTCCTATCGCTGAGGTGGAATCTCATATGGATACAGAATACCGCCACCCCTCATCCCAAGGGTGGCGGTATATCTGCCCCAGTGTCCCAGGTCAACTCTACTGCTCTGCGTCGATCACCTCAACTTCAGCGGGGCCTACGTCGATGAGGCCCTGCTCACGCTTCCGGCGCTCGACCTCGGCTACCAGCTGCTCGATCCTCGACGTCGTGGCCGACGCCGTCATCTCGGCTAGGTTAGAGGACACCTCGACCTGTATCTTGGCCGAGTCGGCGCCGGCGCCGGC